GGTCCCGTCGACTGAGGTGCCGTCGATGTCATTGCCGTACACGAAGCTCTCGGTGACGTAGACGTCGAGCCAGATCTGGTTGCCCTTGTGGGACGCCCCGAAGCGGTTGTGCCGCACGTGGCAGCGGCGGGCGGCCGTGACCTTGAGTGCGCCCGACGTGGGCTGCGGCTGCCACTTCCCGCGGATCGTGTCGAAGAACACGTTCCGCTCGACGATCACGCCGTCGGAGTCGCCGACCAGGAGCCCGGTCTGGTTGAGCCGGGTGAAGCTGCTGCTGGTCACCCTCGCGCGGTCGCGCCCGACGTACAGGGCGTTGCGGCCCATCTGGTCGAAGATGCAGTTCTCGATGGTCGTGTCGACCGCGGTGCCCTTGAAGTAGAGCGCCGTGTGCAGGACGTTCCCCACGCAGCGGTACCGGCGGAACCCCAGGCCGAGCAGGTCGATGCGTGACCCGGACGTCGTGACGAACACGAGGTCCGAGTAGCGAACCTCCTTGCCCGACGGGTTCGTACCGATGTAGAGCCGGTTGGCCGTGCGGTCCACCGAGAACTGACCGGCCGTCGGGGTGGCACCGTCCGCGACCTGCAGGAGCTCGACCCCGTCGACGAACGCCATGTCCGGCAGGTAAGCGTTCTTGTCGTCCATCAGGATGTCGTTGCCGACGCGGTTGTTGGCGTCGGGCGTCGGGAAGCCGGTCGGTGCGTTGTACGAGGTCCACCACGTGCCGCTGCCGGTCGCGGTCCACGTCGATGCGACGACGGAACCGTCGAGCCACACGGCCTCACCGGGGTACGCCTGCCACCGCAGGTGGTACCCGTTGCCGGGCTGGTAGCCGCCCTCGTGGTAGACGCCCGCCCGGATGACGACCGTCGCCGGCAGCGTGGCGGTGCCCTGAGACTTGATCGCATGGGACGCTGCGACGACCGTCCGCTTCGGGGATGCCAACGTGCCGGGGTTCGAGTCGTTGCCCGTGGTCGACACGAACATCACCGGCCCGGATGTGGGCACCGGGTACGTCGCGCTACCCACAGGCAGCGCACCGGCCGTGACACGCTCAGGCTCCGGGTCAGGCTGCGGGCCCTCAAGCTCGGCGATCCTGGCGCGCAGGGTGACGATCGTCGCCTCATGCGCGGTGACCTGTGCCTGCAGTGCGGCACGCTGAGCCTGCACGGTCGCGAGGGTGGCCTGCAGGGTGTCGTTCTCCTGCTGTGCGCCGGCGAGGGTGTCGGACAGGTCGTCGATCTCCGTGCGCGCCGCAGCGAGTTCGGCGGACACGCGCTGCCGCTCCGTCTCGGCCACAGCAAGGTCCGCAGTCAGTCGAACCTGCGCGGCGTCGAGCGCGGCGATCAGGGTGTCCGCGTCATCCAAGACCTTGCGCCCTGCAGCCTCATGTGTCTCGTACAAGCTCATCTGGTGCCCCCTGGCATCGTGGTGGTGGGTGTTCGTGCAGGTCAGGTGTATATGCACCCTGGTGAAAGAAGAGTCCCCGCACGGATACCGTGCGGGGATGCCGAACCAGCCGATGACGCCCAACCGCGCGTTCCGCGTGGCCGACGACGTGTGGTTCCCGGCGCTATGGAGAGCGCAGGAACGGGACGAGCCGTTGTCGGAAGCGATCCGGCGGTTCCTCGTGGAGTACGCCCGACCCAAGCCGGGGACCCGTGAACGTCCGATCCCCGCCCCCAGAGGCGGTGCCCAAGGGGGCGGGGACCAGGACTCGGCGGGTTAAGTGCTCAGGCCCGGTGCTTGGCCCCGACACCCTGGGCCGCGTCGGTCACGCCGGTCGGCTTCCACAGGCCGTAGTACGTGGACACCGAGATGACGAACGCGGGCAGTGCGGCCAGCAGGGCGACGCCGACGTCGTACGTGGTGCCGGACTCGAGCGCACGGCCGAGCTCGACGAGGAGCGCCGTCACGAGAGTCAGAGCGGCCAGGACCCATGCGCGCGTCGCGGACGACGTGACGCGGGTCGTGACGAGGCCGACGAGCACGGGCAGCACGAACGCGACCGCGAGATGTACGACGGTCAGCGGGTCGAGGGTGAACGCGATCATGGTGAAACCTCCAACGAAGGGTCGGGTTTCGTTGCACCTTGACCGGGAAGGTGCAACGCGGATTGGTCAGGCCGTCCGCGTGGTGCGCGGCGGCCGAGGGGGAGGGGGCGGTGGCGAGCCCCGGTAGATGTGGTCCATGAGCATCCGGTTGTACGTACGCTCGTCCTCAAGGTCATCGCCCTGGTTGCGGACGAGGGTCGTCAGTCGGGCCATCTCGGCGCGCACGTCCCGAAGCTCGGCGCGGTAACTCTCGCCGTCCTCCTGCAACTGGTCGATCAGCCCTTCACGGTCCGCGAGCGTGTCGCGCTTGTTCGACGCCTCCTGGGCGCTGGCCTGGCGGGCGTCGGCCTTCACGCCGGCGCGCATGTTCCAGATCACCGCGACCATCGCCGCCACACCGGCCAGCCCACCCAGTCCCGTGACCCAGGCCACGACCTCCGCGATGCCAGTCATGACTCCCCCTGATGCGCCTCCCGGCGACTGCGTCGCGACGCAAGGTGACCTGTCCTGCAGGCGAACGCCCACAGGTCGATCGCGCGGTAGAACATCAGACCGGCCGCCATCGTCATGCCCGCAGCCGGGGCCAGCCGCGACACCGTCTCATCGAGCGTCAACCACACGGGCAGTGCCCGGGCGAGCAGCGCGAACGGCAGAACGGACGCCGCGAGCCACTCCCACCGCCACCGGTGCAGCAGGACGCCCGCAACACCCAGGACCCCGCCGACGATCGCCAGGTACGCGGCCGACGGGGTTGCGGGGCCCACGGTCTGCTGGATCACCGGTGACGGCGCGGTCAGATCCCCATAGCCCACGAGGAACGCCATCCCATACCCGGAGACCAGCAGTGCCGTGGCCTTGGAGATTCGCGCCCACCGGGGCAGCCGCGAGTCAGGCACCGGACGTCGGGGTCGGAGCCGAACCGCCGCCCTGCCCGAGGAGCGCGTCCTTCTGCGCGTTCAGCAGCGCCACCATCCGCTGCGACACCTCACCCTCCGGGGCGAACTGGCGACGCAGCGTCAGGTCGACACGCTCGTCCAGCAGCGCGCGAGTCCGGTTCGACACCTCCGCGCCAGGGGCGAACTGCCGGCGAAGCGCAAGCTCCGCAGATGCAGCACCCTCACTCTTCACCACGGACCGAATCGCCTCCACGATCCACTGCTTGTCGGCGTCATTCAGGGGCATGTCGTCCTCCTCGATCGGTGTGACGGGGGTCAGGTTCGGGTCGGGCAGGGAGCCGCCTATCGACCCGCCCGGGTTGGAGACGAGCGACGTGCCGAGGTTGGCGCGGAACGCACCCATGTCGAACGTGGGGTCAGGCTTGCGGCCGGCGGGGGCGGCAACTTCTTTGTGCCCCAGCCAGGTGATGCCGTAGTGCCTGGCGAGTGCCGCGCACCCGCGCACGTACGAGGCGTACTGCTCGGCCGGCCACGGCGTGCCACCGCCGGGATGCTCAGCCTCCACCCCGAGGGAGTACGGGTTCGCGTACGTGGAGGCGTACCGGGCGTGCACCGCACCGGCGTGGTTCGCCCGCCCGGCCGCGATGACGTACCACGTACCCGAGCGGCCCAGGCCGAGCTGAGACAGGGGCCCGGCGATGCCAGCGCGACCATCCCGGACCACGCCGAGAGTCGGGTAGTCCCCACCCGCAGCGGACGAGGTGGCGGTGTGGTGCACCACGCCGCCACGGATCGCGACCAGGTCGCGCCCGCGGTCGCGCCACCCGGGGACCTCGACCACGGGCAGGCCCGCAGACCGCAGGACGTCTGCCAGTGCCAGTGCGCGGATTCCCATCAGGAGACCTCCTCGAGGTTGCTCACAGCCGCCCATTCGCCCGTCATGCGGGGCCGACCGTGGCGGTCAGGTAGGTGAGGGTGGGGTTATTCGTGATCCCCGCCGCAGCCGTCGTGGTCGCCACGAGCTGGTACGACGCGGACTGACCGGCTGCGAGATCCTCCGTGTACGAGCCCGACGCGGTCGAGTTCGCCGAGGAGGTGCGCGACGACCGCACGCCCGTAGACCCGCGGCGCAGCGTCACCTCACAGAAGCCCGACGAGAGCGTGGACGGCATGCCCGCGAAGTCGAGGCGGATCCGGCGGGCGAACGGCTGGCTCTCGACGGCGATCGCGGACGTGATGCCCAGGGTCCCCCCGCCGCCGCCGAACGTTGCGCCCGAGGGCGTGGCCGTCAGGAGCGTTGACCCCACGACAGGGACAAACGTCACCCCGTCGGCCGTGACCTCAAGACGGCTACCCAGCGGAGCGTCCGCACGATCCACATACAGGGGCCGGGCAGACGTCGGGGCAGACGCCGCAGCGAGCGCCTGGCGCGCTGCCACGTTCGGCACCGGGATGATGCCGCCGCGGGCAGCGACCCACGGGGCCACGTTCGTGATCGTCACGTTCGCGTGCGAGGTCTGCGTGGCACCCGAAGCGACCTGCGCCTCAGCAAGGACCAACGCACCCGCAGGAACGGACCCGTAAGGCTTCGACGGGGACCCGCCTGACGTGCCAGACGTGACACCCACGACCGACTTCGAGTCCGAGTCGCCCGCGTCCACGTCCCGCTGCCGCACCCAGATCAGATCCCACCGCGACCCCGACGCCGGGGCCACACCCACAGCGCCCGCGTCCGTCGCGGTAGGCCCGTCGACCGCGGCCAGCACCGCACCATCCGAGGCGCCGCGCGTCGTCACGTAGTGCCCCGCACCGACCTCGTACGCCCACCCTGACGTGCCAGTGACCGCGCACCCCGAAAGCACACCCGGCACGACCCCGAGCGGGCCCGCAGGTGTCAGGAGCCCGGCAAGGGCGAGTCGTGCATCCTGCGGGCCTGTGCCCGCCGTCGCGTCCTTACGGACAAAAAGCCCACGCCGTCCGGCCATCGCAACCCTCCGAGGGTGAATGTGGTGAAATCGCAACCACTTGTGGTATGTGCGCGGTATGCTCTGCGCATGGACATCAGGGGGACACTCATCGGCGTCGGCGTCACGCTCACAGCGGTCGTCGGCGCAGTCGTCGCAGGAACGCTCGCGAGCGCTGACGACGAGCCCGTTCGGCCCGCGTCGCTCGTCGAGGTCATCGAGACCGTCGAGCCCGAGCCGACACCCGAGCCGACCGTGACCCCTGAGCCTGTGGTCGCCCCCGAACCCCCCGTGGAGGTCGTCGTGCCCGAGCCCGAGCCGGTCGTCGTGCCTGAGCCGGAGCCCGCACCCGTGGTCGAGCCGGAGCCCGCGCCGGTGGATCCTGCGCCTGCACCGGAGCCCGTGGACGTCGTCCCTGTTCCCGCAAACCCGGGCGGCGGACACAACCTCCCGGTTCCCGGCGGCGGCGCCGCGGACACGTCCGGCCCGCTCGGCGGCTAACTCACCGAGTGAACGTGACGAGCGCGGCAGTCGAGGCGAAGTTCCCTAGCGTTGCCGGGACGGCCGTATCCGCGAACATGGTGACGTAGAACGTCAACAGGTCGCCGCCCGTCAGTGACACCGGAACCTGCCGGACCAGCAGCGCGGAGAGCGTCCGCGTGTGCCCCACTTGGATGTCGACGTTGTTCCTAGTGCCGAAGTTCGACGCGCCCCCGGGATATGACGCACGCACCCGGAGATAGGCGTAGTTGGGCACCCCGGTCATGTTGTGGATTCCCGCCGCGCCCTCTGCGATGAAGGACGCCTTGGTGAACCCTGGCGGAACCTGGACCGTGAAGATGGCCTGGCTGGTCTCCCCTGAGCTCGGGACCGCAAACCCTTCGCTATTCCCGAAGGCAGAGACGTAACGCAGCGGGCTCGCCAACGCCTCGTTGTCGATGATCCCCGCCGGCAGGGACAACGTCCCCTCGATCCGCATGTCGCCGGAGAACACTGCGCCACCGGAAACATCGAGGTCGCCCTGGACGTTCATCTGGCCGAGCACCTCAAGGGCCCGGTTGATTGTCATCCCCTCCGGAGACACCGAGATCCCCGCAGACCGCAGCAGCGACGACGTCAAATCGCCCAACTCGCGCTGCATGGCCTGGATCTTCGCGACCAGATCCGCGAAAGGTTCAGGGCTGTTCTGACGCCCAGGACTCTGAAGGCTCGTCACCCCGCCACCTCCATCGGAACCATCTGCAGATCAACGGTCGGGGAACCCAACGACCCGCGGATCGAAGCGCACCGAGCTCGATGCGAACCGGCATCCACCAGGACCATGTCCGGCGTCCGGATCGTCCACCAGTCACCCGGCCGGTACTGGCCCAGGCGGGCATCCGCCTCGACCTGCAAACTCCACGTCACCCACGGGCGATCATTCGCCGCCAGGTCAGCGCGCGCGTGCGAGTCGATCGTCCCCTGCTCGAGGACCGTCGAATACGACCGGGCCGAGTCCAGCAGAGGGAACCCCGCCGCCAGGAGGTCCGTACGCGCCGCCGGACGAGACAACACCGTCGCCTCATCCGTGCCAGACCCCCTCGCGAACGCACGCGACGTGACCGCCGTCCCGTCCTCCGACACAGCGAAAGCCTTCACACCGCCACGAACGGCAGACGCATCCGCGATCCAGTCCAACCCCTCCTGGTGCAACGTGGGATCCGCCGCCGTACCGACGCGCATCACCCACTCGATACCCAGGCGGTCGGTCGTCAACCGCGGCTCGAACGCAACCTCAGGGCCGCCCTCCACCTCGGAGAGCTCCTCAAGGCGCTGCGCCACCGTCGCCATCTCGTAACCCGGGTAGGTGCGCTCATGCGAACCCGACTCGTCCGCGGGCAGCACGATCGGCAGATCGCCACCCGTGTGAGCCATCACCGCCTGCACGAGTCGCTTCGCGATCGTCCCCAACGACAGCCCCGAATACGACAGGGACGACGACGCGACCGCACCCACCGTGCCCCAGGCGACCGCGGACGACAGCAGCAGCCGGTGATCGAAGATCGACCCCAGGCCCGTTGCACGCACCGTCAGCGACGACTCATCCTCAGCGCGAGCCCAGATCGGCCCCGCCTCAATGACCCGGTCACCAGCCAGCACCGCAGCGAACATGCGTCCCGGCTCCGTAACCCCGCGCAGATCCCCACGCCGACGACCATCCGGGACGAACCTCGTCACCCCGCCCAACGTCACCGGAGACATGCGCTGATAGTCCGCAGCAAGCTTCGGGATCGTCGCCTCGATGGTGCCGGGAGAACCCGACGCGACCGACCACGAGCAATCCGACACCGGCATCGACACCAGGCGCCGACCCGTCCGCAGCTCACCCACGATCAGCGACAGGGCCGGCGGGGCGCTCACCACCACGCCGCCCGGTGCATAACCGTCAACGTCCCCGTATCAGACGGCCCATGCGGGAGGAACGCGAACGTCACCGGCGCACCAGGCTCCACCGGCTCCCACTCCCACCGCGTCAAAAGACCCGAGTAGTCCACGTCGCCCCCATCAATCAGGACCACACCCGTGGCCGTATCAATGAGGAGCTGGGCACCGGCAGCCACCGGGCGGGAGAACTCAATGCGTCGACCCGTCTCCACTCGAACGATGGAAAACGGCGGCGTCGGACCCGTCACCAAGAACTGCGTGTGGCCCGGCGCAGTGCCACCCTGCGGGCCCAGGTAGGCGCGACCCGTAGACCCCGCCTCACCGAACTCAAGCGCACCAGTGTGCGTGGCCCCATCCGTGAAAAGGTCGAACTCGAGACCACCTGCCTCGACAGGGAACGTCGTGATTGCGTTGACCGTCGAGCCGTACCGCAGCGGGTCGGGGCAACGCCACTCCACAACGAAGGGGACTAGACCGAACGCCCAGTCGCCATCAGTCGGCGTCTTGAACGCAGTGAGTCGCGCACCTGCCGTCAGTGTGCGCCCCGCCCGGGTCACAACCAGATCCTCGGTCGTGCCGCCGTTCGCACCCCACGTCATGACCGACGACAAGTGCGAGAGCAGGACGTCGCGGTCCGCAGACAAGATCTGCCCGCCCAGGGTCACGACCCGTTCGTCACCCCACACAGGGGTGGCGAACGAGCCGTGCCCCGCAGGTCGCCCGCTCGACTCGAAACGCGCGTCCGGGAGCTCATCCCACCCCAGGAGGGTGCGGATGCCGAACGGGGATGACAGGTCAGACGACAGGGTCAGGCCCCGCCACTGGACAGTGGTGCACGAGAGCGTCACTTGACCCTCCCCGCCATCTGTAGGGCCACCAGTGCTGACACCTCGTGGACTGCTGCCCGGGGGTCGGCAGTCACCAAAGACCCGATCGACACCATGGGCTGCTGAGCCGCACTGGACGCCGACGCCGTCGCGCGAGGCGCCGACACCGGACCTGTCGTGTACTGCTGGACCACAGGCCCGCCGGCCGCATACCGCGGCAGCGTGCCCGAGTTGAGTGCCGACATGAACGCCGGCCCGTACTTCGCGACCGACGCCGCCTTGATGACCCACTCACCATTCGACAGCCACGCCGGGATCGAGTCCGACGTGCCCGTGCCCGGCCCGTACACAGGGCCTCCACTGGCGCGCGCAATCGTTGAGAACGACTTCGCCGGGTCAAAGTTCGGGTCCGCCGCCACACGCGCACGGATCGTGATCTGCTGACGCTCCACACCCGCCCGGAACGCAGCCAGGTCGGCCATCGCCTCGGACGTGTCAACCGCCACATCCACGTTCACGTTCGCCGGGATCAGGCCGAGCTCGTCCGCCAAGCGGTTCGCCTGATCCGCGCTCATACCCATCTGCCCCGCGACCGCAAGGAACCGGTCCCGCGTCGTCTGCATCGTCCCCTGCAGCTCCTGCTGGGTAGCGCCGTTCTCCCGCAGTGACGCGATGACACTCCACCCGGACGACGCGATGTCGTCCAGAGCCGCCTGGTTCGCGCGGCCCTTCTCCGTGGTGATGTCGAGCGTCGCCCCGTTCTCCTCGAGCGCCGCCGACGCCGTCGCGATCGACTCCTCGAACTGGCGCTGCGCATCGCGCAGGCTCAGGACGATGCCCGCAGCCTCACGCTGCTGGTCGACGAGATCCTTGAGCGCGTCCGTGTACTGCTCCGTGGTTTCGATGCCCGCACGCTGAGCCGCCGCGTACTTCTCGACCGCCGTGGCAGACCCGTCTGTGGCGATGCCCGCCTCCTCAGCGGCCTTCGCCTGCTGGATCTGCTGCTTCTGCGCCGTGGTCAACGCCTCGGACTGCTCGTCCAGGGCGATGTTCAGCTCGTCCACGTCGAACTTCGCACCGTTGTACGCCTCACGGGACTTCTCGAGCCCCGCAGAGATGTACTCCTGCTGCGCGCGGTTAACCCTGTCCAGCGCGTCCGACTGCCCGAGGATCGCGCCCTGCAGGTCCCCGACTGCGATGCCCATCTCGTTGGCAAGGTCGATCGCCGAACGCGGGTCCCCGTTGCCGAACAGCTTCTCCATGAAGCCGCCGCCGATGTCAGCGGTCGACAGGCCCCGGTTGATGGTGTCGAGCGTCGCCTTCGTGGTGTCCCCGACCGCGTCCAGGGTCCCCTGGAACTCATCGGCACGGGCTCTCGCCTCGGCAGCCTTCTGCGCCCAGTTCGCGAACGCCAGGGTCCCGATGGCCAAGGCGGCGCCCAGGCCGCCCGCGACCAAGCCAGCGGTCTTCATGGATACGCCCAGGCCCTGGATCGCAGACTTGGTCTCATGGACGCCTACGACCAACTTGCCGAGCGCCCCCACGCCGAGCGCCGCCAGCCCGCCGGTGCCAGCCAGGAGCGTCGTCGCCGACAGGATCGGCTCAGGCATCCCGCCGATAGCGTCCACGACGGACTCAGCGCCCTGCGCCATCTCCCGCAGGACAGCGTTCGCGCCCGACCCGGACTGGATCAGGGCAGTGTCGAACGAGCCCCCGAGGCGCTCGAGGTCGCCAAGGAGGTTGTCCGTGCGGATCCGCGCCTGCTCAGCCGCGTACCCCTGGTCGTTGACCGCGTCGGTCCACTTGTCGATGCCCGCGGCGCCCTCGTTGTAGAGGACGTTCGCCGCACGCACGGCGTCCGACCCGAAGATCGTCGCCATCGCCGCGTTGCGCTGCTCGGGCGTCAGGTTCTTGAGCGACTGACGCAGGTTCTCCGAGAACTCCGACAGGCCGATGAACTCACCCTGGGAGTCGTACGCCGAGATGCCCAGGTCGTCCATCGCCCGCTGAGCTTCCTTCGACTGCGGGGTGAGGCGCTGCAACATGGCCTTGAACGACGTGCCGGCGTCAGAACCGACGAGGCCCGCAGCGGCGAACGCAGTCAGGCCGCCAACGGTCTCCTCGATGCTCAGTCCCGTCTGGTCAGCGACCAGGCCCGCCTGCTTGAGCGCCATACCGAGGTCAGCCACGCCACCCTGCGCCTTGCCAGCGCCGGCGGCGAGGAGGTCGGAGATGTGCACGACGTCTTCGCCACCCAGCCCGAACTGCACCATGGCCGTCGACGCGATCTCGGCAGCATCCGCCACGCCGATCGCACCCGACGCCGCCAAGTTCAGCGCACCCGTCAGGCCGCCACCCAGGATGTCCGCCGTCGACACGCCCGCCTTCGCGAGCTCCTCGATCGCACCGGCAGCCTCAGTGGCGCTGTACTGCGTGTCAGCGCCAGCCTCGATCGCGGCCTGACGCAGCACTGCCATGTTCTCGGCGGACTCCATCGTGGCCGCAGCGACCGACGACATCGCCGCATCGAACTGCGCGAACCTCGTCACAGAGAGCGCCGCGAACCCCGTCAGAACAGCGCCAGCCTTTAGGAACCCGCCCGAGAGGTGCGTGATGTTCTGCTGGTTCTTCCCGACCCACTCGTCGGTGCGGTTCGCAGCGTCCTGTGTCGCCTTCGCGGCCGTCTTGAGGCCATTCACAAGGCCCGAGACGTCAGCGCCGATCTTCACCACGATGGAACGGTCAGCCATGTTTCACCCCTCCGTTTCGTGGGTCGAGGTGTCACACTGCTGATATGGAGACACGACGCAGAGACCGCTGGGTGACCGGCGCAGGGGCCGGCCTAGCGGTGTTCCTCGTCGGCGGCACACAGGCGCCAGGGGAGATGTGGTGGGGTGTTGCCCTCGTCGCCGCGGCCCTCGCCGTGTGCGTGGGGATCGCGAAGCGCGTCTAGTCCGACTGGACTGTCACGCCCCACAGCAGGCCCGTCATCTCGCCCTGAGGGTTCGCGTCGTGGTACTGCTGCTGCGCCTTCGCCAGGCCCGTGCGGATGTGGCAACGCGTCGGCTCAGGGACCCGACGGGTGAACTCAGTCATCGGGTCCTGGCTGATCTCCTTGGGCCACCCGCAACCGCACGGACACAGCACTTCCGTGCGGTACTGCTCGAGCGCGAGCATCCACGCACGCTCCGTGTCGTCCCACTCGACCTCGAGCGACGACGCCACCATGCGGCCCTCGTCGTCGTACTCGTAGACCGCGCGCGGCTCCCACCCGGAGAACCGCTTGAGGCTGATGCCTAGGCGCTCGGCCGCTTCGAGGTCTGCTCGGAGCGCTGGATCACGAGCGACGCGGCCGGCGAGAAAGGGGCGGACGTCACGCCGTTGTTCAGCGCGAGGACAGCCTGAGCGAAGTCGTTCCACTGCGCCGTCGACATCTCGTCGGCCAGGGGGTGCCAGTCGGTTCCGGGGTTAAACTCCACCGGCTCGCCGTCGCGCGACTGGACACCCGTGATCGACGCCATGATGGGGTCATCGAGCGCCGAGACGTCGAGTCCGAGAGCCTTGTCGAACTCGTCGCCAGGGCGCGGGGGCCGGTTGGCGCAGAACTCGGCCCAGGCCTTCCGGGGGAGCGCCTGCAGGGTGAAGTTCACCGTGTGGTCGCGCATCTGCTGCTCGATGGCCTGCACAGCCTCAGCAGCCTCACGGACCTCCGTGGACGCCTCACGGGCATCCTGCGCGGCGCGGTTCTTCGCGTCCGCCAGAGCTGCCACGGCGCGGTCATGCTCCGCCTTCAAGGACAGGTTCACGCACAGGGGGACGACCTTCGTCGCCCGGGTCAGGGTCAGGCTCATGAGTGGGGCTCCTCGGCTCAGGATCGGCTCAGATGGGGGTGGTGCGCCTCCCCCCGGCGTGAGCCGACGCCAGGGGGAGGCCGTGCATGGGATCAGGCGCCGCCGGCAGCGAGCGTGACCGTCTCGACGTCGCCCGTGATGAACGCGGACCACGTGCTGCGCAGGACGCTGTTCGCCTCCGCGGCGACCTCCGCCTTGACGCCCGCGACGAACGGGACGACCGTCACGACGTCACCAGCGGCGAACGGGGCGTCGAACGCCTTGCCGCGGCGGCGGATCGCGTACCGCTGGGCACCCTCGGGCAGCGCCTCCACCAGCAGGTTGCTGGTCTCCGCGTTCGGGCTGTTCGTGTTGTCGATGCCCGTGATCGTCAGGCCGTACGTCTTGCGACCCGGGGCACCGAACGTCTGCGTGCTGCACTCACGCTCGTCCGTGATCGTGCCCTGGTCCGTGGTCAGCGCGAAGCCGCCCGGGGTCAGATAGCACGAGATGTCATCTCCGCCGTTCGCCTCCGCGACCGTCGGGACCGCGCCCGCGACCGTCGTGACGATGACCGTACGGATGTTGCCGTCGGCCGGCGTGCTGGGGATCAGCGCCATTCGGGATCACTCCTTCTCGGTGGTGCCCTCGCCGGCCGGCGTGGGCTCGCCTCGACGCGACTTGCGCTCGAGGTGGTACTTGGTCGGTCGGATGACCGTGGACGGCGGGTAGCGGTCCGACTTGACGACCTCGACCCGCCCCTTGCTGATGAGCGGCGAACCCTCGGGCTCGTCCCACTCGTGCTTCGTGGCAGGGTCCTTCACGCGGACGTAGACAGGGCGCGTCATGGCGTTACCTCCACAGGGATCCGGGTAGCGGCGAACTCGAACGACAGGGGCACACTCACGAGCCGCCGGTTCGCCGCCTGAACGGTCACGCTCGTCGTGTACGGCTGCGACGAACCGCGCGACAGGAGCGGGCCGCACAGCCAGCCGTCAGCAACCGGGCGCACACCTTCCAGCGCGTCGATCGCCTCACCCGCCAGCCGCAACGTGCCCGTGTCCGTGGCCGTCGACACCAGCAGCGACACGCGAACCAGATGCGACTGGACCGTGGACGCCTCGGACCGCTGGTTTGCGCCCGGGATGCTCACTCGCATCGACCGCCACGGCAACGGGTCCTCGTCCGGGATCTCGCCCAGCCGGGTGCCAGCCGGGGCGAGCGCCAGAACCGACGCCGCCAGGACGTCGTACGCGCTCACAGCAGGCCACCCAGGAGATCATCGAGCGCCTTCATCATGCGCGGCTGCTCACGATCCAGGGGGCCCTCGATGTCACCCGTGCCACCACCACCACGCGGGGACCCGAAGTAGTAGATGTTCGCCAGGGCACCACCAGCACGACCCTTGTCCGGGCCCAGCTCGTACCCCACCGACCCGACGCCGTACGCGCGGTCATACGACCAAGACGGGCCCACCGACGAGAAGTGCCCCGACGACGAAGCTTCCTGCGCGTACTC